ATCTGGCGAAGGAGTGCCTGGAGACCTCCGGCACGCGCACCAAACGGCTGCCGCGCCACGAGATCGCCAAGCTGGCGCTTTCGACCTCGGACTTCCCCTCGATCCTCGCCGACGTCGCCAACAAGACGCTGCGCCAAGCCTACGAGGCCTACCCGCGCACCTTCCTGCCGTTCTCGCGGCGGCGCTCGGCGGTCGATTTCAAGAACATCAACGCCGTGCAGTTGGGCGAAGCGCCGAGCCTGATGAAGGTGAATGAGAAGGGCGAGTTCACGCACGGCTCGATCGCCGAATCGAAGGAGACCTACAAGCTCGCCACCTATGGACGCATCGTCTCGATCACGCGCCAAACCATCATCAACGACGATCTGAGCGCCTTCACGCGCATCCCGGCGGGCTTCGGCGTGGCGGCGGCGACGCTTGAAAGCGACACGGTGTGGGGCATCATCACCTCGAACCCGGCGATGGGCGATGGCGTGACGCTGTTCCATGCCAACCACGCAAACCTCAACACGGGCGCGGGCAGCGCGCTGGCGCTGGCCGGCCTCGGCGCGGGCATGGCGGCGATGGCCAAGCAGAAGGGTCTGGACGGCGTCACGGTGTTGAACGTGCAGCCGCGCTACCTGGTGGTGCCGGTGGCGTTGCAGCTCACGGCGTTCCAGATGATCGCGCCGAACCTCGCGCCGGCGAAGTCGGCCGATCTCGTGCCGGACTACATCCGCGCGTTGACGCCGATTGCCGAACCGCGCCTGGATGCCGCGAGCGCGGCGGCCTGGTATCTGTTCGCCTCGCCCGATCAAATCGACACGATCGAGTACGCCTACCTCGAAGGCCAGGACGGCGTGTACATCGAAACGCGGCAGGGCTTCGACGTGGATGGGGTCGAAATCAAGGCGCGCCTCGACTTCGGAGCCAAGGCCATCGACTGGCGCGGGCTTCAGAAGAACGCGGGCGCGTAATCGAGGAGGACTGAAATATGAAGAACTACGTGCAGAAGGGCGAAACGTTGACGCTCACCGCGCCCTACGCGGTGAGCTCGGGCGGCGGCGCGCTGGTCGGCTCGATCTTCGGCGTGGCCGCCGCGGACTACGCGAGCGGCGCCGAAGGGGAGTTCCAGGTCGAGGGCGTCTTTGACCTGACGCGGGAGACCGGTGGCAGCACGGCCTGGTCGGCCGGCGACCTTGTTTACTGGGACAACACCAACAAGCGCGCAACGAAGACCGCGGCCAGCAACAAGCTCATTGGTGTGGCCGCGAGGGCTGCGGCCGACGGGGACGCCACGGGCCGCGTGCGGCTGAACGGCGCATTCCTCTCCTGATGGCGTTCGCGGATCAGGTGAGCCGGGTGGATGAGGCCTGCCTGCGGGCTTTTGGGCGGGTGGTCGCCTACTTGCCCGAGGCCGGTGGGCAAGCTTTCGTCCGCGCGGTGTTTCAGCCGGTGCGCGAGGCCGAGGACGCTTCGCCGGGCGTCTATGCCGTGCTGTTCGTGAGGTTGGCGGATCTGCCCGCGACGCCCGTGCGCGGGGACGAAGTCGAGATCGAAACGGTCCGCTACAAGGTCTTCGACATCGAGGCTGATGCCGAGGGCGCAGCCGTGCTCCGGCTCCGCAAGACGGGCTGACTTGTGGAAGATCTTCCACAAGTTGAGACTTCCGCGCAATTGCTCGGAAGTTGTTTCGGGGTGACGCATGCCGAGTGTCCGTGTCTACCAGAAGAAGCAACTGCGGCTCGATCTGCTCAACTTCCGCCAGAGGCAGATGTATGCGCTGGGCAGCATCGGCGTCGCGGCGGTGAAATCGCGGCTCGCCGCGGCACAGGGCCCCGAAGATTCCGCAGCCAAGCCGCTCACCAAGCGCTACGCGATCTTCAAGACCCGGAAAGGCATGGGCAACCGCCGCGATCTCCGGCTCACGGGGCAGATGCTTGCCAATTTCACCGTGCGCACCGTCACCGACAACCGCGCCAAGGCGAGCCTCTCGACCCGCAAGGACCGCATCAAAGCCTGGGCCAACCAGAAACGTGAGGCATGGATGGTGTTCTCGCCCAAAAACAAGGCCGCCGTGGCTGAAGCAGGCGGAAAGATGCTGCGTCAGTTGATCCCGAGACTCATCGTCGAGCGCACGTTAGGAGGCAGGCAGCAGTGATCAATCCGGCAGAACTCATCGACAACCTGGTCGCAATGCTCCGCGATATCCCGGAACTGGTCGCCGAGATGGAGGGCGACCCGCAGCGGATCTTCGCCTATCACGATCAGTACCCGAGGCGCGCGAGCCTGGCGGCGGCGATTCATGAGATGCCCGCGCCGGGCATCATGGCCGCCTGGCAGGGGACGCAGCCGTGGAGCTTCGGCACTGTTGATGTCTGGCGGCACCAGGTCACGCTCTACCTGCGGGCTCGCGAGACATTCGAGGGCGACCCGCCCACAGCCTACTACCGGCTGTTCCGGCTGATCACCAAGGGCGTGCCGTCGTCGCTGGGGGTGCCGATGTTGAGCGCTACGGTGCATCCGTCCTGCCACCCGATGGACCTGCCGCTGATCCAGCGGCAGACCGACGCCGAGGGGCTCGACTACTTCGAAGTCCCGCTGAGTTTCACGGAGATGGGAGATGACTGAAACCGTACTCATGTGCTCGCCCGAGGGCGAGGTGCAGGAAGTGGAAGCCACGCCGGCGAAGATCGTGCCGCTCATGGTGCGTGGCTGGCGGCAAGTCACGGAAGAGGAGGGAACGCCTGATGTCCGTCGCGCGGATGCAGGAGATCCAGATCTGCTTCGGTAAGCAGAAGCAGGCCGACATCTCTACGCCCAACACCGGCGTCCAGATGTGGCAGTTGCGGAAGTTGAACGCGCAGCTCGCCAACCCGAAGCTGAACACGGAAAACGACGCCGAAGAGTTCGGCAAGGGCCACGAGTTTCCCACGCAGTCGTTCCAGACTTCGTGGGACGTGAACGGCACGCTCGAGAAATATCTCGGCGCGGAGATCGGCGCCTGGGCGATGGCCTTTGGCCTGGGCAAGGTTGTGAAGTCTGGCACGGCGCCGAACTTCACCTACACCTGCACGCCGCTGTTTCCGGCGAACGGCGATGCGGCCGAACTGCCTTACTTCAGCTTCGTCGAGCAGATTCGCCCGGGCGCGGGCGTCGTCGTGGACCGCATGGCCGTGGGCTGCGTGGTCGAAGGCTGGACCATCTCGATCGGCTCGGGCCCGGGCCGCGCGAACTCGAAGATCACGGTCGAGTTCGTCGGCTCGGGCAGGTACGTCGAGCCCTCGGGCATCACGATGCCGGCGGCGACCGTCGAAAAACTGTTGCCCTCGGCGTCGCTGGCGCTCACGATCAACGGCGTCAACTACGTCTCGAACAAGAACATCGTTTCGCTCGAAACCTCGTGGAAGAACAACGTCCGGATGGACGGCGGCTTCTATCCCGGTTCCGGCTTCCAGACGGCGGGCGACGGCGCAAGCGGCGCCATCCGCGGCCGCCTCGAGTTCGGCAACCGCCAGGGGACGCTTCGGTTCGTCGCCCGCTTCGAGAACGGTTCAACGGAGCTCACGAAACTTCGGCAGCAGACGACAGGCACTGCGGTGCTGGCGCTCACCTACGACGCCAACAACTCACTCGAAATCACTTGGCACAAGGTCTCGTTCTCTTCCGCCGAGGTCGGCGAGACCGACGGCATCGTCACCGTGTCGGTCGAGTGCCTGCCGATGTGGGATGAGACCAATGGCATCGTCTCGGCCGTGGCGAAGTGCAGCGTGGACGGCATCGCTCAGTAAGGAACTGCCATGTTTGACGCAAAGCAACCCATCACCATCCAACTGCGCACGCCCGATGGCGTGAAGCCCGTCCGCGTGCGCTTCCCCTCCGACGAGGAGTGGATCGAACGCCAGAAGAAACGCAAGGTCATCGTGAAGCAACTGGGGCGTGGTGTCTCCGAAACGACGATCCCCGACTCGGCCGAAGCCGATGCCGCCCTGCTCGCCAGGATCCGCGCGCCGGAGGAAAACGCGCCCGAGGTCGATGCCTTCGAAGCCAGCCGCATTATCGAGCAGTTGAGCCAGGCCGATGTCGATGACGTGGTCCAGGTGGGCGACGGCTTCCGCGTGACGATGCGCGTCATCGGCGGCACGGTGAGCCACGTGCTGCGAATGCCCTCGGCTAAAGATGTGTTTGAGTACCGCCGCGGCTTCGCGCGCGTGCTCGATCTGCCCTACAACCGCCAGGAACTGATCATCAACCTGGCGCCGGCGGCCGCGCTCTTTAAGAAACTCCTCGAATCCTCCGAGGGCTACTCGGGCGACGTGCCCGTCATCCACCAAGCCGTTGCGGTGAAAGCCGCGATCGATGCTGTGGACGGCGTCTTCCAGGAGATCGGCGACCCAAACTGACGCCCGGGGAGTGGCCGGAGCGGCCCTCCCTGCGATTCTTGATCCACTGGGCCCTTCGCCGCGACGAACTCTGTGACCCGAGCCTCTGCCCCGACGCGCCCGACGACGGCAGCCGCTGCGATCACTGCCCGCTCGACAAGCTCGATGCCGCGCAATCCTCCGAGGCGGGTCTGCTGCTCCGGCGCGCGCTCGACCTTCGGGCGGCGCTGAAGCTGGGCATCCGGATTTCCCTTGAAGAAATCCGAGCCGACGAGTTCTACGCCATGTTGGTCCTCGAAGAGGAGCGCGAGCGGCTGGATCAAGAGAGGATCGATCACCGAAGGTCCTGATTGGGCGTAACCGCCTCTATTGGAATCCAACACTCGGTTTCATCCTCGCGCAGGTCCTTGAATTTCTCGTCTACTAGTCGGATGCGCGCCTTAGTGAAAGTCTTCTCCAAAACCTTTACGCGATCAGGCGGGCCGACGAATATAGGCCCTTCCCATCCGGCGCGTCTCGCTTCCCGGCCTGTCGCTCTCAGGAACTCTTCTCGATCAATAGCGCCCGCTTTTATGATGCGATTCAGAGCGTCCTCTGACGGAGCGCAGACCGCTGGCTGTGACACGGATACAGTGCTGCCAATCGTTGCTGATCGTGGGTGGCCGGTGTTATCCGAAAAGAACAACACCTTTGCGAGCCAAATTCCGACGGCCAGGGCAACGATCGTCGGAAATACCCTGGGGCGCGTAGTCATCTTTGCTCCCTGCTCACCATTCGTAGCGACTGGCGCGCGGTTCTGTACCGGCGGCAAGGAGGCGCCAGCCAGCGTGAACGCGTGGCCGCAATCACATCGATCAGCACTCGCCGGATTCTCAAGCCCGCAGGCAGGGCAAGTCATAACTACAAAAGCATGCCATGAGTCGTTGCTGAATAACAAGGGCGATTCCTGTGGGGGCTGACAACAAGCTCGAACTGGTCGTCACCATCGAGGTGGACAAGGCGAACCAGTCCATCAAGAGCATCAACACCAACCTCTCGAACATCGAGGCGACCGCCACGAAAGCTGCGCGCGGCGCGGCGCAGGGCATTGACGGGATGACCGCCGCCATGCTCAAGGGCGCGACCGCCGGGAACCTGCTGGCCGCCGCCATCCAGAGCGCGCTCACCTGGGCCAAGGAGTTCACCGTTGGCTCGGTCATGATGGCGGCCGAGAATGCCAAAGCCGAAGCCTCGCTCAAGGCCCTGGCCAATGCGCACGGCGTGGGCGCGGCCGCTGCGGCCAGGCAGGTGGCGGCGATCGAAGACATCGGCTTCGAGTACACCGAAGCCGCGCATGCCGTGCAGCGGTTGATCGTGGCCGATCTGGAACTGTCGAAAGCGCAAGGCCTGGCGAAGTTGGCCAAGGACGCGGCGGCGGTCCAGAACATCACAGCCGGCGAAGCGCTCGAATCCATCGTGATGGCGATCGAGTCCGGCGCTTCGCGGGGCTTGCGCACGCTGGGGCTGTTTGTCGACTTCCAGAAAGAAGCCCAGATCGCCCAGCTTCAACTCGGCCGGGCTCTGACTGAGACGGAAGAGAAGCAGCTTCGCTACAACACGGTCATCCGTGAAGGCGCCAAGATCCAGGGCGCGCATGCCGCGGCATCGCAAACGGTCGAAGGGCAGCTGGGCGCGCTGCGGCGCGAGTTCAATAACCTGCGCGAGGACATTGGAGCCAAGTTCCAGGATGACTTCAAGGCGCTCGTCGGCAACCTGCGCGGCCTGGTCGGCTGGCTGCGAGAGAACACCGACCTGCTCAAGAAGTTCGGCGAGGTGGCGCTGTGGGTCTCAGGTATCCTTGCCACCTACGCGCTGGCCGACAAGATCATGGCTCTCGCGAAGTCGATCGCGGCGCTTCAGCTTGCCAGCATCAACCCCTACGCCCTGCTCGCGGTGGGTGTCGCCGGCGCGGGCTTTGCCATCTACTCGCAGTGGAAAGACACCCAGGATCAGATTCAGGCGCGCTTCGACGAGATGCAGCGGAAGGCGCTGCGGGATCAGCTTCTCACCGGCAAGACCAGCGTTGAAGCGCTTCGCAAACAGGGCATGACGGATGATCAGATCCGCGAACTGATCACCGGTAACCGCCTGCTGCCGGGAGAGCAGCCGTTCACTGATGAAGGTCCGAAGCTCACCATCAAATCCTCGAATGAGCCGGACCTCGAAACCCTGAAACGCGCGGCCGAGATCCGGAAGCGCCAGTTGGAGGTGGAGCGCGAGAGTGCACGGGCGCTCGAAGAAGCGCGCCGGCGCGCACTTACGGGATTCGCGCGCGACGTGGCCGAGGTTCAGGAACAGATCGGGAAGTGGACCACGTTCGTCGATGAGCGCGGCAATGAGCAGCGCATCGCACTCACGCGCAAGGCCTGGGAGAACGTCATCGGCGAGCTCCGTGTGCGGCTCGCGAACTGGCAGAAGGAGGTCCAGGAGACCAACCGCAAGAATCTCGCCGAGTATCTGGCCGCGGAAGAGGAGGCCGCGCGCCGGCGGCTGGAGATCGAGTCGCAACTGTTCAGCCAGCGGCTCACCTACAACGAGGAGATCTCCAAGCGGAACCTCGATCACCTGGAGCAGATGCTTGGGATCGAGGAGCAGCGCGCGGGGATCACGCGTGAGGCCCAACTGCGGGCGCTCGATGCCACGAATGCGCAGACGCTCGAGCAGAAGATCGCTGTCGAGCAGCGCAAAGCGGCGATCGAGATCGACTACATCACGCGGGTTCACGAGATCCGCACGCGGCTGTTCGACCTTGAAACCTCGCGGATGGTGATCGAGGAAGAGGCCGCGATGAAGCGGCTCGGCTATCGGGCCGACGAAATCCAGGCGCGCATCGCTGAGCTCACCGCGCAGCGCGATGAGATCCGCCGGTTCCAGCAGGAGGCTACCGACGCCGCCATTCAGGGCGCGCGGGAGAACGCCGCGATCCGTCAGGGGCAACTTATCCGCGACCAGAACCAGCGGATCTTTGAATCCCTGAAACAGCAGGCGGGTGGCGTCTTCGACGCGTTGCTCACGAAGTCGCAATCCATCTGGTCGGCCATCGGGAATTCACTCAAGACGGCGCTGCTGACCGCCATCAAGGACGTGGTTAGCTCGCGCATTGCCGCGATGCTGATGCAGTTATTCACGGGCACGCGGGTGTCGCTGGCTGGTGGAGGTGCTTCTGGTGGCGGTGCGCTCGGCAGGCTCGGCGGTCTGCTCGGCATCGGCGCGGCGCCGGTCTTCGGGCAGGGGGGTGGTCCCATTCCCGGCGGCGCGGCCGGAGGCTGGGGCACGCCGCCGTTCGTCCCCTCAAGTAGCGGCGGCTGGAGCGGTCTGCTC